CCGACGCCAGCGCGATCGTTCCGACCGTATCGGCCGGCGCGAGTGTCACGGCCGTTAGCGCCACGGCAGCGGCGACGGGAATTGCGCCGGCGATTAGCACCACGAGCAGCGTTATGGTCGCGGGCGTAGTCGGGACGGCAGCGGCGGCGGGTATCACGCCCAGCCTGTCCACCAGCAGCGCGCTCGCGGCCGTCGCCGGAGCGGCCGACGCCAGCGCGATCGTTCCGACCGTATCGGCCGGCGCGAGTGTCACGGCCGTTAGCGCCACGGCAGCGGCGACGGGAATTGCGCCGGCGATTAGCACCACGAGCAGCGTTATGGTCGCGGGCGTCGTGGGAACAGCCAGCGCTGCAGCGATCTCTCCTATTGTTGTTACCTCGGGCAGTGTGGTCGTTTCAGCCATTAGCGCCACGGCGCCGGCGAATGCGCTCGCGCCGGCGCTCTCGACGAGCAGTAATCTCACAGTCATCAGCGCCACGGCCACGGCCAGCGCGCCGGTGCCGGCCGCCGGCAGCGGCGTCACGGGGGAGGCCTTCAGTGCTACCGCTACGGCGAGCGCGATCGGGCCGACCCTGTCAGCCAGCAGCACCCTGCTGGCGCTTGTGGGGACGGCGACGGCCAGTGCGCTCGCGCCTAACGTTGCGACGAGTAGCAACATTTCCATCGCGGCGCTCATGGCGACGGCCAGCACCGATGTCCTGGCGCCAATCATCAGCGCCAGCAGCGGGACGATCATTTTGGCAGTGGCCGGCACGGCCCTGGCCGCTCTGCCCGCTCCGGCGATCACAGCCACTCGCGCGGTGACGATTTCAGGCGTGGCCGGCCTGGCGACGGCTTACGCGCCGGCGCCATGGGTCATCCTGGGCGAAGCGGTGCGCGACCGGGTGGTGTTCTCGTTATCGATTGATCGGGAACGCGAATTCGACTTGAGTATCGATCGTGAACGCCGGTTTGATTTGGAGTTCTAATGATTGAGGAAATCCACGAAAACGACGCAGGAACGCTGTTCACCGTGCCCTTGAGCGACGCTGGTCAAGCTGTCGATTTGAGCGCGGCGATCACGAAGGAGATTATTTTTTTGAAGCCGACCGGGGAGACCTTGGTTAAGGATGCGGAATTTGTGACGGATGGCAGCGATAGTCTGTTGAAATATATAAGTGTCTTGGGGGATCTCGTCCCGTCAGGCGCCTGGCGGATTCAAGCGCACGTGGCGCTGCCGTCCGGAGAGTGGCATTCAAATGTACGCGATTTTACGGTATATCGGAATTTGCCGAAAAGCACGGCGTAGGCGACGCGGTGGTTGACGCCCGGCCAGCCGGCGGACGGCACGTGAACGAATCGGCACCTGAGTTTTGCGCGGTGTGCGGCTATCATCACGCCGGTGAAGTCTACGAACTCCAGCCTCTGGCCGAGGCCCCGCGCTGCGCCCTGCCGGAATTGCGCTGGCCGCTGTTCCTGATCGGTGCGCTGGTGGTCGGGGCCGCGGCGGGCTTGGTGATTGCGACCTGGCGCATGTGGTAATTCATGGAAGGCCTTCTGGCGGAGATTACGCGGCTGACGCCGGCGCGGGGCGAGGTGCTGCTGGTGAAGTTTACGGCGATCAAGCCGCAGCAGGTCGAGGTCATGCGGCGCACGCTGAACGAGTTCATGCTGGAGAATTTCCCCGGCGTGCGCGTGCTGGCGGTGACGGGGAGCATCGACGTGGCGGTGCTGTCGGCGGAGTGCGCGGCGGAGATCGAGCGGGTGCGGTGAGGTTCCCGCGGAAACGACGATGACGACGAAGAAGAATCCGACGACGAAGAAAAGAACAGTGCGCCAAAGCCAGCCAGAAGCGATCGGCGCGGAGGGCCTGACCGCGAAGCAACGCGTCTTCGTCGAGGAGTATTTCATCTGCAATTTGAATGCAACCGAGGCGGCGCGGCGGGCGGGTTACAGCGAAAAGAGCATTCGATCGATCGCCTCGGAAAACCTGACAAAGCATAACATTTCGCAAGCTATTAAAACGCGGCTGGCAGAACATCACCTGAGTGCGGACGAAGTGATTGCGCGCCTGAGCGCGTTGGCCTCGGCCGACATGGCTGACTTCTTATCGATCAGCGGACGCGGCATCAAACTTGATCTCAAGCGGGCGCGTGAACTCGGAAAACTGCATCTGGTGCGTAAGTACAACAAAACTGATAAAGGCGTCTCGATCGAATTAGTGGACGCCAAGGATGCGCTGGTGCAGCTGGGCCGCTATTACGGGCTCTTCACCGACAAGATTCAGGGTGAGATCGAGACCTTGTCATCGGACGAAATTGAGCAGCGCCGGGAAAAACGCTGGGAGAAAGCGGCGCCGACCCTGGCGGCGGCCCTGGCGAAACGGACGCAGGGGGAGGCCGGAAATGTGTCATGAGCGTCCCGCCGATCTCACCCGAACTTGATTTTTTGCTGACCTATCTGGACCTGCCGGCGGCGACCGACCAACCGGACGCGCAGTGGGAGCAGTTCCAGTTTGAGCACCTTAACAACCCGTCACTATTTGACATCATCACCAAGTCGCGGCGCGCCGGCTTTTCCTGGCTGACCGCGGCGCGGGGTGTGGCGCGCGGCAAACTCAAGAAGCGCCACACCAGCACGTATGTCAGCATCAGCCAGGAAGAGGCGACCGAGAAGATCCGCTATGCCAAGCAGATCAGCGAGGCCCTCGATCGGGAGGTGCGGCCCCGGCTCATTATCGACAATGCGCTCGAACTGGAGTTCGATAACGGCAGCCGGCTGATCAGCCACCCGTGCCGGCCGGTGCGCGGCAAGGGCGGCGACGTTTATCTCGACGAGTTCGCGCATTACGCCAAGGACCGCGAGATCTATACCAGCGCGGTGCCGGTCGTCACCAAAGGCGGGCAGCTCTCGATGGGGAGCACGCCGCTCGGGGCCGGCGGGGTCTTCTGGGAGATCTACGAAGAGAAGATCAAGAAGTACCCCGGCTACCGGCGCAGCGCGGTACCCTGGTGGGTGACGGCGGCATTGTGCCGCGATGTGATCGAGGCCGAGAAACTCGCCGGCTATATGCTGACCGAGGAGCGCGTCAAACTCTTCGGCACGCAGCGGCTACTGGAAATCTTCGAGAATATGACCCTCGAAGACTTCCAACAAGAATATGAATGCGCCTGGATTGATGAATCGATCGCCTGGATTACGTGGGACGAGATTAAGCAGAATCAGATCGAGGCGCAGGCCGGGCAGTTGTGGTTTCGGCACGCGAAAACGGTCGAGGAGGCGCTTCAGGCGATTGACGATGTTGCGCAGGCGATTAAAGAGGGCAAGGCCGAGCCCGCGCTCTCCGGTGGCATGGACATCGGGCGCAAGCACGACCTGACCGAATTGGGATTTGTGGGCAAGGCGGCCACGCGACAAACACCGCTGCGCTTGATGATTAGTCTGAGCCGCGTGCCTTTTGAAGACCAGCGCGCAGTCGCGGCGAAGGCGTTGACGGTGTTACCGGTGACGGGATTGTTAATCGATCAGAATGGGTTGGGCATGCAGCTAGCCGAACAGCTCAATGCGGCCTTTGGAGCGCGCGCCCAGGGCGTGGATTTCACCAACGCCAACAAAGAGCTGTGGTCGGTGGAGTTGCGGGTCAGGATGCAAAAGGGACAGGTACCGATCCCGATGGACCGGGATTTGTCCTACCAAATTCACAGCATCAAGAAGAGCATCACGGCGTCAAAGAACGTGGTCTTTGATACCGTCGCCAATGAGAAACATCATGCCGATAAATATTGGATGCTGGCCCTGGCGGTGTGGGCGACCAACATTGCCCAGGGCGATCGGGAAGTTCTTTATGATGATTCTATTCGGGTCGAAATAGGGTATTGATGACTGAGACTAAACGCAAATCCACCCCCCAAGCGGGCCGGCGCGCACAGCCGGCCCGTGAATCCCGCCCCGCGGCACGCGCCTTACTGGAAGCTGCCGGCGACGATCCGCAGCGCCAGGCTGAGCTGCTCAGCGCGCTCTACGAAGACCTCACGTTAAGTGAGTCGTCAAACAACACCGCCAACTTGACCCCGCCGGGCTTCATGCGCCTGAGCGGCGATCATGCCTGGACGACGCTTGACGAGTACGATCGCCTCGATGCGCTGCAAGCCTCCTATTACTATTGGCAGCGTGACCCGCTGGCCGGCCGCGCCATTCAGCTGATCCGCGACTACACGTTTGGCCGGGGCGTGAGCATCAATGCCAAAGACCCGCGCGTGCAGAAAGTGGTCAAGGCTTTTTGGGACGATCCGGACAACCAGGTTATCGCCAGCGCGGCGGGGCAGTGGGAACTGTCCGAGCGGCTGCAGCTGGCCGGCGAGGTCTTCCCGATCTTCTTCGTCAACCGCTTCAACGGCCACGTCAAGATGAGCATCGCCGAGCCGGAAGAGATCAACCAGGTGATCACCGACCCGGACAATAAGCGCAAGCGGCTGTTCTACGAGCGGCGCTGGGCGCGCCAGCCGTTCGACTGGCAGAGCCGCGTGTTAGCCGGCCCGCGGCTGCGCACTGACTATGTTCCCGATTTTGGACTGGACCCGCCGCACAACGCCACGCGGGGTCAGGGCGCTTTCAAGCGCATCGAACACAGCACCGTGGGCGATGGCTCGACCTTTATTTGCATGCACCAGATCAAGATCAACTCGCACGGCAAGCGCGGCGTGCCCCTGCTGCTGCGCGTGCTCCCGTGGGTGAAGGCGTACAAGGGTTTCATGGAGGACCGCGCCACGTTGACCTTGGCCTTGGCGACGTGGGCCTTTCGGCAGAAGGTGTCAGGCAACAAGTCCGCCGTGGCGCGCCTGGCGCAGCAGTGGGGAACCTACGACGTCGCCAATCGGATGGGCGGGGCCGGCGCCGGCAATTTCAACCGCGAGCGGAGCGAAGGCGCGCAGACGATTATCGAGAACGAAAACGTCACACTCGATCAACTCCGCACCGATTCCGGGGCCAGTAACGCCTATCAGGATGGGCGCATGCTGCGCCAGCAGGTGGGGGCCGGCCTGGGCATCACCGAGCAGAACCTGACGGGCGATCCGAGTGTGGCGAATCTCGCCAGCGCCACGCAGATGGAAGGGCCGATGCTCAAGATGTTTGAGAGTTGGCAGCAGCTCTTCCACGATGAGTTTCTGTACATCCTGAATTTCGTGGTGGCGATGGCGATCGAATACGGCGATCTCGACCCCGAAGAGGCGCGGTTGGATGCGAACGGTTATCCTATGGAGTTCGACCCGACGATCGAGATCGATTTTCCGCCGATCGTGACCGCCGATCTGGCCGTGTTTATCGGCGCGATTTCGTCGTTGATCAACGCGCAGGCGGCGGCGGGTCAGGAGTACGTCGCGCCCGATCGGCTGGCGCGCTACATCCTGCAAGCCTTCGGGGAGACGGATATTGATACGGCCTTGCAGGAGTTGAGGCGGGTGATGGCGACCGCGCCGGCGGCGAAGCCGGCTCCCGGCACGCCGGCGCCCCATGGTGCGGCCCTGCCCGATCAGCAGGCGACGGCGATCAAGGCAGCGATCGAGGCACTGCAAGAGGCCGCCTATGAATGACGCAGCCTCCTTAACGCAAGTCATCAGCGCGGCCACGTCGGGCGTCGTGCAGGCCCTGACGCTGCTCGAAGGCGCGACCTACCGCAGCCAGGCGACGGCAGCGCTCAAAGTCGCCTCGCAATACATCGGCGAGGCGGCGGCCACGCTGGAGCGATCGCAGTTTAGCCAGTCGGCCCTGGAGCGCTTCGGCGGGCGCGTGATGAACGCGCTCAAGAACACCGCGCAGGAATTGTTGGAGATGGGTTGGCGCGCCGGCCGGGGGAAGGGCGCCGCGCCGCCGGCGATCGTCAAAGAGTATCTGGATCTGCAGCTGGGCTTCCTGGCGACGTGGATCACCGACATCGAGGCCGCCGGCAAATTGGTCGGCGGGGCTTATCGCGCGCAGATGTACGCGCAGTCGTTGGAGACCGTTTACCAGCGCGCGTACATGGCAGCCAAGGGCCAGGCGGTGGGCTGGCCGGATCTGCCGGCCTACCCGCGGGACGGATCGACGCAGTGTCACACGAACTGCCAGTGCTCCTGGCGCATTGAGCGAAAGAGCGAGCAGGAGTATCACGCGACGTGGACGCTTCACCCGGCAGACCACTGCGACGATTGCGTGGGGCGGGCGAAGAACTGGAACCCGCTGCGCATCGTGCTGCAAGAGGATGGATCGTGGAAGTTCATTGCGAAGAATGGGCCATTGCCCTGAAAGGCTAGAGTATGCCCTATACGAATGTCCCTAAACCCTTATGGCCGAAATTTGAAAAATGCGTCAACAAAGTCATGGCGTCCGGCAAGGACAAAGAGGCGGCGATCGCCATTTGCTACACCCAACTCGTCGAAGCGCCCCGCCGGCTGCTGGCCGTCGTGCAAGACGCTCAGACCATCGAGGTCAAGGCGTTAACCGAAGCGCAGACCTATACCCCGCGCCATGAGATTGTGGCCGGCGTGCTCCAGCAGCACGGCCTGGTGGAGGTCGGCGCGCGCCACACCCAGCGCGAATATCAGATCATCGAACAGGTGATTCAACTCATGTCCGAATTGCACGGTCAGATCGATGACCTGAATAAATTGGCCGGGGTAGTCCACGAGGCGATCGGCGCCGCAACCGTGATCGACTACTTGATCAGCATCATTCACCGTGCTTTCACGGTCGAAGCCGACGATCTGGTCGGGCCACGTGCCCGCCTGAATAAAGACGAGCGGGAGTTCCTATCGCACGCGATTGGCATGGCGCTGGCCGCCTTCAATAGTTTCATCGACAGGGAAATGCCGGCCCTGCGCCTGCGCGCGCTCTATCCTCCCGATGATGATGCGGAGGTAACGCCGGTAACGCCGGCGATTCAGGTCAACATCCTGCCGGACGATAGCGCGGAAGCCGTGCCGATGATGGCTGCGGCGCGACCTGTCGCCGAAGCGGCCAGTCCCGCCGTCTCCCGCGAGTTGACCGAGGGGATGATGAGCCATGCCCGCCTAGACCCCGCCGGCAACCTGGCTGGTATCGTCGTCGTCGAAGGCCGCTCGCTCAATGGCAACGTCTACACCGTAGCCGCCTTGCAGACGGTCCCGGCCGTCTTCGCCGGCGCTCAAATCTTCGTCAACCATCCGACGCTCACCGAAGAGCGCGAGCGCCCCGAAGGCGATCTCTACGATCTGGTGGGCCGGCTGCCGACGAAGTTAGAGGATTTCTATATCGAGACGATCGCCGAGGGGCCCTTCTCCGGGCGTAAGGCGGCGTGTTTCCGCAACGGATTTTTGAGCGAGACCGCCGACTGGCTGAAGACCAAGATCGGCGAGGGCCTGGCCGGCGATATGAGCATCGTGGCCGACGGCCGCGGTGTCGAAGATGAAGCCACGGGCGATTTCATCGTCGAGGCGTTCACCGCGGGACGCCGGTTGGACTTCGTCACACGCGCGGCGGCCGGCGGGCTGGGGCAGCTGGCCGAATCAGCACGAGGAGGAGGCAAACCGAAGACATCACCAACCGACGAACCCACACCAGCAGTAGCAGTAGCAGTAGCAGCCGCGCCTGCGTCGAGCGGGCGCGGAGACGATCACACATCACAGGAGGTCAACGCTATGATAGAGATCCACTTGAGTGAGGCGCACAAGAAATTGCTGCGCCAGTCCGCGGCGCTCCGCAAAAAGGAACAGGCGCTGCGGGTCAAGGACGCCGATCGCATTGTCGGCGAAGCGCTCGCCGGCTCGGGCCTGCCGGCGGAAGCACAAACGCGCGTACGAAGTTTGAGCGAAGCCGCCATTCGTCGCTTTGTCGAAGCGGCCGACGATCCGACGCCCGCCACTGAGCCAGCGGGCACCCTCGCTCCGGCGGGGTCGGGACTCAAGCCCGGCGATCCACCAACGGTCGAGCTGCCCCCAGACGTGGCGGCATTGCCCGAGCAAGCCCAATCGCTCTGGCTGGAAGCTTACGTCGAATCGCTGCCGAAAGGCGAGAAGCGCGCCATCAACCTGGCCTGGGCCGCGGTGTACAGCGACGGCTGGGTCGAGGGTGACAACGGCTGGTACAAGGAGCAGACGCAGCAGCCGGCCATGTCGGACGGGATGCCGGCGGACGGGAGCAGCCCGGCGCTGGGCACGTCCCTGATGGCGGCGGCGCGGGCGAACGCGGCACGCCAGCCGTTGACGGAGGACGGCTTGAAGACGGCGATCGCCGCAGCCGTCAAGGCCGAGAAAGCCTACCTCGCCAAGGTGACGGGCGCAGGCGCGATCAGCGGCATGGGCACGGATAGCACGCCGGAGGCCGGCAGCGGAGGGCAGGCGCTGGCCGAGGCTATGCAGGGTTGGGGCTTGACCGTTGAACAAGCCAAGATCGCGGCCAAGGGCCGCTAAAACTGAAACGGTGGAGGAAACCGCTATGAAGAACATCGTATATCAAAGTGGTGAGGGTGGCGTCACGCTGCGGATGACCGTCGGATCCGGTGTGGTCGCGGGCGATCTGGTCGAGTTTGTCGATCTGCACGGCGTGGCCGTGACGAGCTACGCCGCGGTGGACGGCAAGGCCGACGTGCTGCTGCCCGGCGTGATGACGGTCGCTGCGCTGAGCGTCACGGCCAAGAATAACAGCACAGGCTCGGCGGTGGCGATCGGGGATAAGCTGTACTACGACGCCGGCGAAACCCCGGACGAGATTAACAAGGACTCGACCGCCGGGAAAGCCTGCGGTTACGCCCTGAGCGCCGTCGATAGCGGCGCGACCGCGACGATCAATGTCGCTCTGGCGAATTAACCTGCGCTCGGTGAGCGCTCAATCTGACAATCGTGGGAGGTAACGATGGCTGAATTTACACAAGTAATGCAAGAGTTGTCTTTGCAGGAAGCGGATCAGGCCGGCACGCGCGTGGGCCGCACCCTGAGCGAGGGTATGAAGAAAAAGGTAGCCAACGCGGCGAACCTGATCAATGAAGCGGAACGCGGCGATCCGATCGCCAAGATCCGCCTGCACGAAGTCCTGAGCACCAGCGACTTTCCGCTGCTGGTGGGGCATGCCCTCGACGCGAAATTGATCGCGGCCTATCAATCCGCGCCGAGCTCCTACCGCAAGTACGTGCACATCGGCGATCCGCTCAAGGACTTTCGCTCGGTCGATCGGCTGAAGGCGACGCGCGGGGCCGGCATCCTTACGGAGACCGGCGAGCATGGCAACCTGGTATACGACGCGGTCTCGGAGTCGAAATTCTCCTATGCGCCGAAGGTCTACGGCGGGGCGCGGGCGATCACCTGGCAGATGCTGGTCAACGACGATCTGGGATCCGTCAAACGCGCGCCCGATGATCTGGCCTGGCAGGCGATCAACACCGAGGAGTGGTTCGCTTCGGCGCTGTACGTGGCGAATAGCACGCTGTTTGCCACCAGCGGCGGCGGCCGGCCCACCGACGGGAATCTCATCAGCCTGCCGCTGAGTGTGGATAACCTGACGGCCGCGCTGGCGCAGTATTCCAAGTTCAAGGAAGATTCGGGCGTCCCGATGCTGAATCGACCGAAGTACCTAGTGCATCCGCCGGCGCTGCGCATGGCCGTGCGCGCGATCCTGAACAGCGCGCTGATCATGGCCAAGGGCGATACCAACGCGATCGTCCCGACCAGCAACGTGCTCCAGAACATCCTGGAGCCGATCGAGAATCCGTGGATCCCGTATCTCGACCCGACGAACGGAGACACCAGCTGGTATATCTTCGCCGACCTCGCCGATGGCTGGGCCTGTGAGATGGCGTTCCTGACCGGCTACGATACGCCGCAGCTGTTCATGAAGATGGGAGATCGCGTGCGGCTGGGCGGCGGCGCCATGGACGGCTCGTTCGACAACGGCGGCACGGCCTACGGCGCGCAGCACGTGATGGGCGGCAGCCACACCAATGCGGTGGGCGGCTGGCGCTTTGCGCTGCGCTCGACCGGCGCCGGCGCGTAATCACCAGGCGGGTGCTGCCGGCCCGCCTGCCCTGAACCTCTGAGAGGAGAGGTACCATGAAACTGAATCGAATCATGAGTTTGTGTTTTGTCGCGATCTTGACGCTGAGCGCGTTGGCCCTGGTGATCGCCGTCTTTCAGCCGGGCACCGCCCAGGCCGATCCGGGCGGGGGCTTTATCAGCAAGGCCAGCCCGATCGTGGTCGCCGCCGGCACGACGGCGTACACGTCCACGCCGAATATCTCACTCACGACCGTCAACGTCTTTGACTACGGCGCGGTGCAGATTCAAGTCGCGCAGGTGGTGACGGGGGCGGGCGTCCTGACGGTGATCCCGCAATTCAGCAATGCCACCACGCTCAATTGCAGCACGGCCACACCCTGGTTTACGGCCACTCAATATCTCATCTACCCCGCCTATACCGTGGCCTCGCAAGCCATCACCTCGACGGGCGTGCTCACCATGACGACCTCGACGAGCACCGGGTCATTGACGACCGGCATCTCCGATCTGTCGCTGGCGGTGACGGGCAGCGACACGGTCGGCCGGGAGATCCCGGTGATGGGCCGCTGCCTGCGCTTGAAACTGCTGTTCTCGGCCAGCGGGCAGACCTATACGCCGACGATCACCGTGCGGCCGGTTAACCGGCAATGAGGCTGGCCGGCCCGCGCGTGGCTCTCTGACGCGGGGGGAGACGTCCCTCCGCTCCAGAGCCAACAGGAGCAGACACTATGACTAAACGAGCAACCCACATCATCGACCCGAAGGACGGCATCACGGCCGAGGAAGTCAGCGCCGCCGCGCGGGTCCTGCGCCAGGGCGTACAGCCGGCCCCGGCGCCGGAGCCTGATCCGCTGCCCCCGCCACCGGTGGCAGTGGTGGTTTCCGCGGCAACCATCGAGCCGGCCACACCAGCGACCAATCCCGATCCGGACTGGCTACCCGGCACGTGCATCAATTGCGCCATGCCGCAGCAGTTCCTGGCGCACACGGCCACGGGCTACGCCTGCCGCAGCTGCCGGCACACCTGGACCTGGCTCGACGAACAAGCGCCGTTTCGCCGGCTGCAACGACACTAGGAGATCACCCGATCATGACGGCTGTTTTTCCCAACGAAGTCCGGCTCTTCGATCCGCAGATCGATGGGGTGAGCACCATCGACGCCGAGGACGTCAACGCGCTCTACGACGAAGTGACGGCGGTCGAGACGTATCTGCTGGCGGAGGTATCCCCCACCGCCGGGCACATCGTCGAAGATGAAGGTACGCCCCTGACGCAGCGCGCGAAGATAAACTTCATCGGCGCCGGCGTGACGGCAACGGATGATAGCGGTAACGCTGCGACGGTCGTCACGATACCGGGCGCCGCGTGGCTCAACGTCAAAGACTACGGGGCGATCGGCGACGGCGCAACGGATGATACCGCGGCGATTCAGGCGGCGTTGACGGCGGCGGCGGGGAACGGACTGACGGTTTACTTCCCGGCGGGGTACTATCGAGTCACTGCGACATTGCTCTATGGGGGTAACACGTCGCTGCTCGGCGAGTATGGATCGTCCTGGCTTGTCAACTACATTTCGGCCTCACCGTGGATTCTATTCACCGCCGACCCGGGTGCGACAGTTGAGAACGTGGTCATTCAGAATTTATGCTTCGATCAACGGGTAGGTACCTACGGATTCGATACTGCTTCCTATTGCCTAGGCATCAATGAAGCCCAAAACATCCGTATCGAGCGCTGCATTTTCACTTCGATCATCACGATGGCGATTTGGTGCGACACAAAAGCAGCCGACACGCAGACGCGTAACGTCCTCATCAATGGCTGCTGGATTGAAAATAGTGAGGCAGGTGGAATCAGCTTGTTCGGAAATATAGCTGATGCAACCATCGTGAATTGCCTGATTGAGAATTGCAAAGACGACGGAATTGCCTTTCAGGATTTGGCAACGGGTGAATTCCCAAATGGGATCGTCATTGCCAATAACCAAATTCTATCCTGCGATCAGCGTAATTCATCTGGCAGCACGCCGGCCGGGATCAGAATCTTCGGAGGCACGAATGCGGCCGTCGATGGAAACTATATCGACAAAACGGTCAGTGCCAACATCATGGTGCAAGCAGGTAACAGCATCCGCAGCAGCAGCGTGGTACTGTCCAACAACATTTGTCGAAGATCAGGCGTGACAGTAGACGACACGACGGGCGTGCCAGTCGTCGGCATCTACTGCTACAATGCCGATTACGTCAACGTGATTGGAAATGAAGTGCACGATTCGCAGGTGCTTGGCATCGCGGTGACGGATTGTGATCAAGTCATCTTAATCAGCAATCAACTTTCAAACAACACCGTGGCTGATGTGGATGTAACCACCTCGACGAACGTCAAGCAATGGATGAGCGGCGGCGCGAACCAGGTGAAAGGCGGGTTGAACGTTGGGACAGCGCTTGATCAGACCGAGGGGCGGCTCACGATTAAGGGTAATACCGATGCCGCTGCTACTCAAATCTATATCTATCCATCCGAGGATACCACGTCAGAACGGGCTGCAATCACGATGGATAATTGGCAAATCGGTCAGGATCTCGATGCCAATGGCGTGAAGGATTTTTATATTTATGACGCTGGCGCTACAACGAGAATGCGAATCAGTCCGGCGGGGATCACTCGATTCTTCGCTGACACCTTGGAAGTGTATGGTGATTTCTCAGCATATGGTGATGTGCTCCTAGGGGGATCAAGCGATAAAATCGGCCTCTATGGTGCTGCTGCCGTGGCGCGCGCCACGACGGGCGGCGCCGCGGCGGCGTTTACACAAAACTCAGGGACGGCGGTAAACGACGCGAGCACCTTCGACGGATACACGTTGAAGCAAATTGTGAAGGCGCTGCGCCAGATTGGAGTATTGACCTAATGCCTTACTGTACCCTGGCGGACATCATGCAATTGATGCGCGAAACTTTTACCGATGCCTCGTCCCCGACCCGCGACGACGTGGAAGCAATCTGCGCACAGGTCAGCGCGGAGCTCGACGGCGTCGCGCAGGCCGCCGGCTATGACACGCCCATCACCAGCGCGGGCGGCTTGCAGCTGCTCAAGCGTTACGCCATGTTTGGAGTCGCGCCGCAGGCCTGGTATGCCCGCTATTCTAGCCAGGACGAACCACCCAAGGTCGCCTATTGGCGCGAGGCCTATACGACTTTCCTGTCCCGCTTGCGCCGCAACGAGCAGCAATTACCCGACGCGCCACAACCGGAAGACGATAATGTCGCCTTTGCCGTCGCTCCTCAGCCGCAGCGCGATCGGTATTGGTCACGGGGTGAGAACCTTGGCTAAACAAATCTTCGGCTTCTCGCAGGGCCGCAAGGCCACGGTCAAGATCGTCGGCGCTGAAATTCAGTTTTCCGGCGGTGTGGATAAGGCGGATGTGGTGGATTACCTGAATGCGCTGTACGTGCGCGCACAGGATCTCCAGCAGCCCTTACAGCGCTTCGGCGCGTATCTGGTGGATAAGCACATCCCGCGCCAGTTCGAGGCGCAGGGCACGCCCAAGCGCTGGGCGCCATTGAGTCCCGCTTACGCGGCCTGGAAACGCCGGCACTATGGCAATCTGCCAAAACTCGTCCTGACCGGCGCCATGCAAGCCGGCTTCCGTTGGCAGGTCACGCTGCAGACGCTGCGGGTGATCAATCGAGTCAAGGCCGGCCAACGGGGCGGGGTGCCGCGCTGGACCTACCATCAACTCGGCACGGAGCACATGCCGGCGCGGCCCATGCTGCAAATCACGAATAAGGATCGCGAGCAGTTCAGGCAGTTCGTGTATGCCTGGCTGACCTTTGAGACGGGCGGCGGGGTGCTATGACCCTAGTGACGGATTTCATGGTGAACGCGATCGCCGATGCGCTGCTCGACGCGCTGGAGGCGAATAGTGCATTGGACGAGGTACAGCTCTTCATTCGCGGCGGCGCACCGCTGCCCCTGCCCGTCGATCGCTATCCGTTCGTGGAAGTGCTGATCGGGCAGGAGACGCCCGAAGAACCGTTGACGGGCGAGTTGTACACCTGCCTCTATCACGGCCTGGTCACGTTCACGGCCAACCTGGCGGCGCAGAGTTTGGCCGACTGGCTGGTCGATTCGACCACTGACGATCGGCGGGCGACCGTCACCAGTTACGATCTGATCAAGCGGTTGGTCATGACGGCGCAGCTGGAATTGCAGCGGCACGTCCATCACGCGCTGGGTAGTCTGCAAACCACCCAGACGATCGGCGCTCAGACTATCGACGAACTCGTGGCCCAGTTTTTTCTCGACGGCCCGATCCTCTATGGCCTGGATAACCGCACGAACAACTATGAGAACTTTGGATCGATCCCGTTCACCGTCGAGACCCGGCGGTTTGTCTTTGTCACCGAAAACTAAGCAAGGAGCATAGACCATGGCGATTAAGCATTTTGTCTATTCCAAGGAAAGCGCAAACAACACCTGGACCACGCCGGCGAAATGGCTGTGGGTCAACTCGGCGCAGGTCGGCAGCAAGCGCGACGTGCTGCCCTATCGCACCACGGGGGTGGGGCGTGACATTCAGCAGAACGTCCTGGGCGCGAAGCCCGTCAACGGTCCGGTGAAACTGCCCTGGTGGTTTACCAACGTCGGCACGCTTTTTCACTCGTTCATGACGGCGATCCACACGGCGACGGTGGCCACCGGAGTGTATGATCACGCCCTGCTGTATAACGACGCGGCCTTATTCGACACGCTCAGCCTCCAGCAGCAGTATAACAGCAGCTTCGGGGTCAACGTCCTGGGGGCGGCGGTTAACGCCGTCACCATCGACGCGATCACGAAACAGCAAGTCGGCCTGACCTTCGACATGATCGCCAAGGACGAGGCGGAATGCGGCGGCACGTTTGAGAGTGGCGCTGCTTCCGTCGCCGCGATCAGTCCAGCGGTCTATCCGACGCTGAACCGCGGCTTTCTGTTCTACGACGCGCTGATCCATATCGGCGGCACGCCGGCGCTGGGCGGGACAGATAGAAAATTGTCGTTGAGCGCTCCGACCACCGTGGCGAAGCTGCGCAGCCTCTCGATCAAGATTTCCAACAACCTGGACGCCGATGCCTACGGCCTGACGATGGACCCGACCCTCATCGAGCAAAGCCCCGGCGACCGCAATATCGACGTCACCTTCGATATGTCCTGGCTCGATTACAGCAGCACGTTCTACGACGCCGGGCGCGCCGGCACGGCGATGGCGCTGGAGATGATCCTGCAAGGCCCCGTCATCGAGACGACGAACCATTACGAGGCGCATATCTGCATCCCATCGCTGTATATCAACCCGATGGACCTGCCCGAAATTAGCGGCGACAACAAAACGCCGATGCTGCCGGTTAAAGCCACCGGCCAACTCCATCAGGCGACGGGCGTGTCGTTCGGTCTATGGCTGCGCACTTCGGAGGCGACTATTTAGTCGATCTCGTTCACCGTCGAGAGCCGGCGGAGCGTCACGAAAAATTAAGCAAGGAGTAATCGTATGGCACTCAAGCATTTTGTGTATTCCAAGGAAAGCGCGAACAACACCTGGACCACGCCGGCGAAATGGCTGTGGGTCAACTCGGCGCAGGTCGGCAGCAAGCGCGACGTGCTGCCCTATCGCACCACGGGGGTGGGGCGTGACATTCAGCAGAACGTCCTGGGCGCGAAGCCGGTCAACGGACCGGTGAAATTGCCCTGGTGGTTTACCAATGTCGGCACGCTCTTCCACTCGTTTATGACAGACCTCACGACGACCGCCGCCGGGGCTTCCTACGATCACGCCCTGCTGTATAACGACGCGGCCTTATTCGACACGCTCAGCCTCCAGCAGCAATATAACAGCAGCTTCGGGGTGAACATCCTGGGCGCCGCCGTCAACGCCGTCACGATCGAGGCGATCACCAAGCAGCAAATCGGCCTGACCTTCGATATGATCGCCAAGGACGAGGCCAAGTGCGGCGGGACCTTCGAGGATGGCACCACGTCATCCGCGGCGCTCCTGGGCACGCCGGCCTATCCGGCGCTCAATCGCGGCTTCCTTTTCTACGACGCGATCATCAACATCGGCGGGACGACCGATCTGGACGGCGCCACTAAAAAGATCAGCCTCGCGGATGCGGACGAAGTGATCAAGCTGCGCAACCTCTCGATCAAGATTTCCAACAACCTGGACGCGGATGCCTACGGCCTGACGATGGACCCGACCCTCATCGAACAATCGCCGGGCGACCGCAATATCGACGTCACCTTCGATATGTCCTGGCTCGATTACAGCAGCACGTTCTACGACGCCGGGCGCGCCGGCACGGCGATGGCGCTGGAGATGATCCTGCAAGGCCCCGGCATCGAGACGACGAACCATTACGAGGCGCATATCTGCATCCCATCGCTGTACATCAACCCGATGGACCTGCCCGAGATCAGCGGCGATAACAAAACTCCCATGCTGCCGATCAAGGCGGCTGGTCAGCTGGACCAGGTGACCGGCGTTTCGGCCGGCCTGTGGCTGCGCACTTCGGAGGCGACCCTATGATGTTCGACGAGGAGGGCTTCGGCCTGCATTTTGAGATGCCCAATTACCCGAACTACGGGCAGTTGGAGGACTACGACACGGCGCTGCAAGCGGCGCTCGATAAGCACGCCGAACAGACGGACATTCAATACGCCGGCGTGGTGGTCAGCGCGGCGGCGGCGGCCGGCCTGATCGAAAACTGGCATTCGCTGCACAATGCCGTGCCGCTCACCAATCTGCGCGGCCTCGACGGGCAAGCCGTGTTGTGGGCCAGCACGCAGGTCAGGGCCTATATGCAGACCTTGAAGATGCTGGACCCAAAAGCCTGGCGGGCGTGGTGCGGTATGCCCGTGGAGATAGAGACCGAACCGGAAACCGAGTTTCCGCGCCTACGGCCTTAATTACAGCCTTCGACTTGCAGCGCTGGCACACCCTGCCGGCGAGCGGCGGCTTGCGCGATCAGGATTACCGGGGATTGCGGCGCCTCTCGATCGCATGGGACACCTATCAGATTTTTTCGGCGTATGAAGCGGCGGAAGACAAACTAGGCTGGCGCGGAACTTGCAGCGATCAGGCGGAGTGGCTGGATACGGTACTCGACCTGATCGGGGACTTGGCGTATGGCGACAATTGAAGACCTTTATAAAATTGCGAGCACGGCGGACACGGCCGGCATCGACGCCGGCATTGCGGCGATCAAAAACAGCGATCGCGCCCTGGCGGATCTGGGCAGCACGTCGCAGCGTGTCACCGATAAATCCAGCCGGCTGGGCGATACCCTCGGCGGACTCGGACAGAAGGCGACCGTCGGCGTGACGCTGCCGCTGGTGGCGCTGGCCGGCGTCGCGGTCAAGACGGCCAGCGATCTGGGCGAAACGGTCAGCAAGGTCAACGTCCTCTTCGGTGATTCCGCGAAAGGCATTCAGGATTTTGCCAACACCGCGGCGACGTCGCTCGGGCAATCCAAGCAGCAAGCTCTCGATGCGGCGGCGACCTTCGCGACGTTCGGAAAGTCGGCGGGCCTGGCCGGCGACGAGCTGGTCAACTTCTCCAAACAAAACATTCAACTTGCCACCGACATGGCGTCCTTTAACAACACATCCCCCGAAGACGCCATTAACGCGATCGGCGGCGCGCTGCGCGGCGAATCCGAAGGCATCCGGCGCTATGGCGTGCTGATCAATGACGTCAACCTAAAGCAAGAGGCCATGCGGATCGGTCTCATCAAGACGACCACCGAAGCGCTCACCCCGCAAAGCCGCGTCCTGGCCACGCAGGCGCTCATCCTGGCGCAGACCTCGGCGGCGCAGGGCGACTTCGCGCGCACGTCGGGCGCGCTGGCCGGCCAGACCAAGATCGCCAAGGCCGAGATGGAAGACGCGCTGGCGATGATCGGGCAGAACCTGATCCCGTTGGTCACGGAAGGCGCGCGCGTCGTCAATAGTTTGATAACGGCCTTCAACGGTCTCACGCAAGAGCAGCAAAATCTGATTCTCGCGCTGGGGGCGACCGCGGCGGCTGCCGGGCCGGTGCTGACGATCGCCGGCAAGGCCGTCGGCGTGTTCAACGACTTACGACCGGCCTTGGGCGCGGCGGCCGGCGGGCTGGGCGGGCTGATCGGCAGCCTGAAGGATTCGACCGAGTATTTGAAAGGCGCGGGTGTTTCCGCGGGAACGCTCAAGGACGTCTTCGTGCGCCTGAAAGATGGCGGGGCGATCCTGACCGGCGAGCTGGGCCTGCTCGTGGCGGGCTTAATCGTGATCGTCAATTATTTGGGCAAGGTGCAGGAAGCCGCCGGCGCCAGCAACGACAAGCTGATCGAGATGAGCCGCAGCGGCGACCTGATCCAGCAAGCGGCGGCCGCGACCGAGATCTATTGGCATGGTCAGGAGCGGGTGCGCGACACGCTCGATCAGGTGCACGAGAAACTGCAGCTGACCAAAGACGGTTATGCCGACTACCGCAGCAGCATTGAAGCGACGGCCAAAGCCGCCGGCTATGAGATCGACGCCCAAGGCAATCTGATCAAAGTCGTCCAACTCGTGGACGGAGAGCAGCGGCGACTGGTCCAAAGCAACTACGCACTGGCCGAATCCGACTATGTCGCGAACCAAGCGCTGCACGCGCGGGGCGGCCTGCTCGATCAGGCGGTTCAGGGGCTCAGCGCGCTGGGGAAAGAAGCCTCGATTTATAACGCGACCCAACACGATCTCACGGCGACGACGGCGGATGCGACGGCGGGCCTGCGCGAGTATTACCAGGCCACCCGCGACGCGGCTATCGAGGGCGTGGCGCGCGGCAATGCGCTGGCCGTGCAGTCGATCGACGTGCTCAAGATCGCGATGGCCGGCGCCGTCACCAAAGAGCTGACGGCTTACGCGGACAAGCAGGCAGAAACCGGCAAAAAAGCCGCAGAACTCAAGGCTGAAATTGACAAGCTCACGGCGGCGAACGGGCGGGCCGTCACGTCCCACAACGCGGCGGCTCTGAGCGAAACGGCCCGCGCCGCGGCAGTGGCGAAACTGGCGGTACTGCAGGAAGACCAGGCCACCGCCGTGAAGAAGAATGGCGAAAGCGAAGCGGAATACCAGCTGCGACTGGCGAACACCGCGGCCAGCATTGACGCGGTAAAAGGCAAACTGGGCGAAGCCAGCGGAGCGGTCACGTCCTACATCGACAATAGCAAGAAGATCGGCGAGCTCACGGGGCAGTACGACGAATTGAATAAACAGATTGAAGCGAATGCCGCCGAGCACAAGAAGGCGACCGCGCAGATTCTCTTCGACATTGCGGCGCAGCAACTGGCGACCGTGCAAGACCCGCAGGTGCGCGCCAAGGCCATGAATCAACTCGCGTTGCAGTGGGGGCTGGTGGATAAGGCGACCTACGACGCGACTACAGCCATCATTGGTTACACTTCCGATCTGGCCAAGGATAGCAATATCGATGCCTTTCAAAAGAGGGTCAACGGACTCTATACCGATCTCACAGAAGCCCGTACGGATTTCCCAATTCCGCTGCAAGCGCACCAGAATATCACCGTCACGACCGATACGACGCCGGCCCAAGTAAGCATGGCCGATCTCGCCAGACAGCAGCCGCTCATCATGGTCTCGACGGCCCTCGACACCCAGCCGGCGACACAAGCGCTGTCTACTTTCGGCCAGCAGATCCCGCCCGTGGTCATTCCGGCCAGCGTGAAATTTGACGCCGATTCCCTGAAAGGCGTGGCCGGCGATTCGATCACGGAACGTCGGAAAATGGCCGATCTCTATCAAGTCGATATGAAGGCGAACCTCAATACCGATGAAGCCACCGACCGGCTAGAAGATTTGCGGCGACAGCGCACCGACTTACAGAAACCGATCCTAATGACGACGCAGGCCGACATCACCTCAGCGGTCACGAACTTGGGGCGCGTGGTCGAACAGCAAAAACTCGTCGCGCCGATCGTCTCGTCGGCGATCCTGATCGACAACAGCCAGGCGCTCACGGCGATCGGTCAAGTGCTAGAGCGCTGGCAAGCCTTGCAGCAGTCCATGAGCAACACGCCGGCGCCTGCACCGGCCAACCCCGGCAGCAGCGGAGCGCCCTTCGGCGTGTCGTCCCCCAGCACCGCCGATCAGATGCGCGCGCGCGGAGTGAACGTATGATCATTGCGCGCTTCGGCAACACCTGGGAGACCGCCTGCCCCTTTGGCGAAGTCAAGGGCGCGGATGATTGGGCCACGGAGCTGACCGATACGATCGTGCGCGTCGGCGGGGCAGCCGGCGGATTCTCCAGCGAGGGCCAAGCGGCCGGGCCGGCGACGCCGCTCATGGTTCACAAGTCCTGGGTCTTGGGGCCTGATCTCGTCCCGACGACACACGCGCGCATCCTCTATGGCACGGGTGAAGTATTCGGCGCTGGCACACTCTGGGGTCAAATTAACGGCTCGAGCTGGCAGCTCGTGGACCTCGATCGCACCCTCGACTACTTGCTCCGCTGTACCCTGGCGCACATCGAGTCGAAGCTGTGGGCGCTCACCCGCGACGAACAGCGGCGCTGGGCCTGGGCCAAAGCGATCAGTGGGAGGTTCGCGGAATCTGTTCCAACGCGACTACGGCTTCCAGTAGAACTTTCGTTCTATTGCCGTGAGGGCCTGTGGTATGGCGAAGAGCAGCAGGGTCTGTCACTCACTTCGGCGCTACCCTCCACCTACACCGCGATCAACGACGGCAACCGGCCGGCCTTCTTTCAATTGCAAGTCACATCCGCAGTCGGTACTTTGACGCAGCTGGTCTTTGCCAACACGACGAACGGCGACATCTTTACCTGGACCGGCGCCGCGGCCATGGGTCAGCTGCTGCGCATCGACACGGGCGCCTGGCGCGTGCAGCGCGGCGGCGGTAACGGCTATGCCGGCCTGAGCTACGGGGATAATCAATCGTGCTGGGGACAACTCGCGCCGGGCAGCAACGCGCTCACGATCACGGTGGCGGGGTCGAGTAGCTGGTCAGGGAGTTTGATCTGGTGGGATACCTATCAATGACAGCCGCAAGGATCGCTCATGCTTATCTCTCGATTCGGATCTAACTGGGCAACTGGCTACGTCTTCCCCGAGCTGCAAGCCGTGGACGATTGGCAGATTCAACGGCCGTCGGCGGTCTCGCAGGTGAGCGGCATGGCCGGCGCGTTCGACTACGTGGGCGCGGCGGCCAATCCGCAGATGGCGATCACCGTCACGAAGAAATTTGAACTGGCCTGGCGCAACGACTACGTGGCCGGCGCGGGGACGATCTATACCGGGACGCAGGGTACCAAAGCAATTTACGGGCTCGGCACCGCCTTCCAATCATTCTGCTACGCCGGCGACAAGATCCGCTTCACCTTTAACGATCATCTCTACGAGTACGACATCGAGCAAGTGTTCAGTGCTACCTGGATGAAACTGCCTGATCCGCAAACCGCCAGCCTGCCCTCGATCGGAAGCGGATCGGCGGTCGGTTATCTCATCGCGCACCCGGACGCCTATCTCAATGTCGAGAACGCTCTGGAAGTGCTGAAGCGCTCGGTCGTCGCCGTGGGTGAATCGAAACTCTGGGGGCTGCTGCGGAATGGCGATCACCGCTGGGCCTGGGCCAAACCGATTCGAGGAAAATACCCAGAAAGCTACGTCAACAAACTGCATTTGCCTGTCGAATTGGATTTTTATTTGCGCGAGGGGCTATGGTATGGGGAGACCCAAAGCGGAACATCGCTTAGCAACTCGATGAGTTATCCCCTCACCCTCACCAACGCCGGCAATATGCCGGCGGCGGTCGTGCTACAGATCACCCCGTCGGGAACGCTCACTTCTCTGACCCTGACGAATGGCACGAACGGCAATACCTGCACCTGGACCGGCTCGGCAACGAGTGGTCAACTCCTGAAAATCGATACAGGGAACTGGCTGGTCACGAAAGCCGGCGCCGGCGCTTACGAGGGTTTTACCTTTGGCGCGGGTCAGGAAAATTGGTTGACGCTGCTGCCCGGCGACAACGCGATCACGGTCAGCGTGGCCGGCGCGTCCGGTTGGTCGGGCAGCCTGACCTGGTGGAATACTTACTTATGACCTTTCACGTTGATCTCTATGACGGCGCCTGGCACAAGATCGGCGACGGCCCGCTGCAAAACGTGCTCTCGATCTCGATCACGGAATCTCTCGACGAGGCCGGCCCGCTCCAATTTACGCTGCCGGCGACCGACTATCGCGCCGCCACCTACGTGCAGCAAGCCGCTTATTGCCATCTCGCGTCGAGTGACGGCCTCGACGTCTATGGCAATGTCGGTAGGGACACGATCGACGCAACGGCGGCCACGCCCACCCGCCTGGTCAACGGCACTAATCTACTGGGCGAGTTGTTGCGCTACAGCATGGGCTGGTGGTGCTTTTTCGACAACAGTCCGATCAGCAGCGAAGTCCTGCCGGCCATCCTGGCGCCGGCCGGCTGGACCGTTGGCGCCGTCGATGGCGATCTCGGAAATTTCTACGGGCGCTTTGACGGCGATTCCTGCCTGGCGGCGCTCATTAAATTGATCAGCCAGCTGCCGGGCAAGCACTTCCGCATGAGCAGCACCCTGCGCGAGTTGACGGTCGGCGCTTTCGGTAATCTCTCGGCGATTCGTTTCACCAATGTCGCGCAGGCGCTGGCCGGGCAGGACACCAATCCCCAGATCGCAATCATCAGCTCGCTACAAGTCACTTCCGATCGCGCGCCCGTCGTGAACCGGATCATTCCGTGGGGGGCCGGCGCCGACGACGGTAACGTCAACCGGGCGAAAGTGAAACTCTTTCACCTCGATCGGGCCGATACGCGCTGGGCCAACATTCACGTCATGCCGGGCCGGCGCGGCGCGCAGACCGAAATTACCGGCTACGAAGGGGATAAAAACGAGATCTATCACGTCGTCAATAATGCCGGCTTTATGATCTGGCCGATCCAACAAATCCTGTGGTGCACCGATCCGAACGATCTCGCCCAACCGATCGGATACGACGCCGTCGTCGCGGGCCTCAACGGGATCAACCGGGTGTCGGTGCGCGGCTCGGGCGACATCCCCGATCCGCCGCCCAACGGCGCCACGCTCATCGGCAACCCCCAGCTTTACCTGGAGGATGCGGCGGCCTGGGCGGCCGACCCGCATGAAGCCGTCATCATTTTTAACGACATCACGTTAACCGATCTCTCAGGCGGATCGTGGGCGCAGGGAGCCATGCAGCTTTACAACCGAGCGCGGCGCTATCTCGATCAGCACAAGATCGCGCAGGTCACCTATGCCTTGAGCGTCTTGCGCTGCCCCTCGGCGCTGCACGCCGGCGACAAGGTCCGGGTCGTCTATCGCGGCAGCGTCGTCCGCAATGGCAGCGCCTACGACTGGATCGACCTGGACGAGGAGCTGTTTGTCATCCGCATCACGCGCACGTTCAACGCAGACGGCACGACGTCGGCGACCGTCGAAGTCAGCAATATCGAATTCCTACCGATCACCGATGCCACGATATTGACGGACAGCGCGGGTCAGATCAATTCGATCAACCGCGCCGCCCAATGACCGGGTCACCCCGGAAACAATTACTCTCACGGAGGACACTATGAACGACCTGGTACCCGTTGAACTCGCGCCCTTTCTGCCTTTTATTTTGCTGGCGGTGTTGGGGTTGGTGCAGTTTATCAAGGGATTCGGCTTGAACGGCCGGCTCGTTATGCTCGTTTCGTTCCTGGTCGGGGCAGCCTACTACGGCGCCCTGGCACTGCTCCCGCCGGCCACCGGCAAGCTGATCGTCGGCATCACGCTGTTTGGACTGGGAGCCTCGGGCCTGTACGATCTCACGGCCTTGTTTTCCTCCGGCATCGGCAAGGCGATCGCGGGCACGAAGACCAATTCGCCGACGGACTAACCATGTCCCATGACCTCGGGCGAATTGGCGGCACTCATCACGGCAATCGGGGTTTCGCTGGCCGGCATCATTACGGCCATCGCCGCCCTACGAGGTGCCAATTACAACGCGCTCAAGGTCAAGGATCTCGAGACCCAACTCGCCTCGGTGCGGGCTGAGAACGAACGGATCAAGCAGCAGAATCAGCAACAGCAGCAGCACATGAATATCCAGGATGGGTTCATCCTGGATCAGCAGATCAAAATTTCCAAATGGCACGATTGGGGACAACGCATGGGCCGGGCTTTCAACGTGATGCAGCTCGAGTACGGCACGCTTACCCAGCATCGGGAAGATCGCAAACAAACAGGGCCGCTGCCGGCGCTGCCAGAACGCCAAGTCGATACCACACCGGAGGGCGGTGACTTGCGATGACGACGTACGTCTGGATCTATTCTAGCCGGGATGGCGGCCGCCCGATCGGACTGCGGCTCTGTCCCTATGACGACTTGCCCGACAACATCTATATCCTCAGCGCGCGCTTCGCCGTACCTGCGCAGGCGGCCGCCGCGCTGAGCTACTATCTGGACTATACCGTGGATGGTTATGCGATCGTGAACGACCGGCACGCCGGTCAGCCGGTGGATTGGCCGCATCAAATTCATACCGCGCTGCACATCGCGCCCTGGCTGGTGGGGCTGCAGATCGTCTCTTTCCTGGTGTCCTGCGGTACATTCCTCGTTTTGATAACACACCTGATCAAGTGAGCCGCATGCCCTGGTATGTGATTACTCAACGCTGTGAGGGCTGCGCGCGGGAGGAATGTTATGAGTGCACGCGACAGACGCGCAGTCTCAAGCTGCTGCGCGTCTTCGCCGAAGAGGAACCCCCGCACACGTTGTACGGTCCGTGCGAGGAGATGCGCGATTTACTGAATGACCGGATGTGGCGTTTGTTTCAATTCAATGCCGACACGCAGGAACTACTTTTCAATTTCAAGGTGGACCTATGACGACATCTTTTTACTCTCAACGCGACCCGCTGCACGCGGCGAAACACTACGGCCTGCCCCAAGCCTCGCGCGAGAGCACCCTGGGGGCATACGGCTGCGGCATCACGGCGATCGCCCAAAAACTGACGTTGTGCGGCTGGCCGACGACGCCGCTGGCCGTGCAACAGACGCTGGCCGAAGGACGCGGCTTCATTCCCAGCGGCAGCTACAACTACATCAGCTGGCCGCGCCTGCCCAATCTTTATCCGCAAATGAACTACAACGGCCGGCAGGACTTCGGCGCCGGCATCGCCCCGCTGCCGGCGCGCTTCCTCACGCAGATTGACGCCCGCGTCGATCGGGGCGAGCCCGTGATCGTGTATGTCGACGCCAACCGCTACGCCGGCGGGCTGCAGCAGCACTTCGTATTGATTCACGGGCGCGACCCGCACGGTGCTTTTCACATCGTCAACCCGTGGAACGGTCTGCTGCAGGATCTGCGACCCTACGGGGAGACGGATGCGCTGGCGATTCGCGGCTTCATTCTGCTCGACTTAGCCATCAAGCCCTCGCTGACGACCTAGTAGCCGATCATATCGTCACCCTGCTGCAGCAGGAACTGGCGCAATGGACGACTCACGAGGAGCGGTTCCCCGATCCTTTCGAAAGGACGATCGGCGAGGCGTTCGAGGGGCGCGCGGTGGAAGGGGAGTCCGGGGGACCGCCGGCGGGGTAGGGTTTCCGCGGGAACGCGGGCCGGCCCCCAGCGCGTGGAACCTTTTCGAGAGGCGTTATCCCGCGGCGGGGGCCGGGTGATTCGGTCGGACATGGCAGGCATTCCAGTAGCCTCCATTATACCGCGTTTAGAACAGGTGTTCAAGATTACTCCAGAACCAGGTCAGCCTCAAGCGGGATAGATTCTTCGTCCGGCAAAGAACGGATTACTTCATCCGCCAGCCACGTGTAGCGATCGTGGATGTCGTGTAACTCCGTCGCGTCCCAGCGCCCGTAGAACTCGAACGTCGTCTGGATCTGCGCGTGGCCCAGCACGTGCGCCACGTCGCTAAGGTCCGCGCCGCCGGCCAGCGCCGCCCGCGCCCAGCCGTGCCGGAAGGCATGCGGATTGTGTCGGCCCTGGACGCCGGCGCCGTCGGCCAGGCGATCCAGCAGCGCATGAATCCCGCCGGGTTGGAGGGGCAGCCCCTTGTGGCCGATGAATACCTCGCGGTAGGGCGTCTCAGGCCGGTCGCGCAGGTAGTCACGCAGCGCGGCGACGGTGTGATCGGTGAAGAGGAGGAAGCGCGTCTGACCTTTCTCGATCACGATCGCTTGCTGACGATCAAGATCGAGATTGTCGAGCGTGATATGGCACAACCCGCCGGCGCGGCAGGCGCTATCGGCCAGGATGCAGACGATCGCGTAATCGCGGGACGAGGTCAGGCGCGCCGCGGCGAGCAGGCGGTCCTTGTCGGCGCAGCTGATCGCCTTGGGCGGCTGCTTGGCGATAGGCGGGAGTTTGAGTTTACGCGCTGGGCTGACCCCGATGACGCCGCCATCGACGGCCCAGTTGAAGAAGGCGCGCCAGGCCCGGACGTAGCCGCGCAGGGTCGCCGGCGCGAGCGGTTTGTCGAGGGGGGCGCGGCCTGACGGGTGATTGAGGTATTGGGTCTGGCGCTGAGCGAGGCCGGCGTAGACCGCTTGCAGATCGAGCAGGGTGATCGAACACATGTTCTGAGGGAGAGACCGCAGGGGGGCGAGGCGCTTGCGATACCACGAGATGGTTTGTGGCGAGCGTAGCGTGACCAGGGAAGTCAGATATTGCTCGATCTGTTCGGCCAGCACGGAGCAGCATTATAGACGCTGCGGGGCCGGCGCGGGGTTAAGGGGTGATTACGATCTCGTTGGAGGGGTGTTGGAGTGCGTTTTACCGCGTTTCAAACGCGGCCAAAACACGGGCAAAACGCGGCGGATGGGGCGGCGCGCCGTAACGCTGAAAAACGCGTTTTTATCGGGTGTTTGGCGTGTTTCCCGCGTTTGGCGTTTTGGGAATTGCGGGGACAGCCCCCACCCCTGTTGGTGGGGGATAACGCGACAGCGGCGCGCCTGGCGGCGCTACTCGCCATAGTCGATAAACAGCTCAGCCGGATTAGTCACCCGATCGGCCTCATGTACGTAGATCATCGTAGTATCGATCGACTGATGCCGCGCCATCGCACGCACCTTTTGAACCGGTGCTCCGTTATTGATCGCGTTGCTGATCGCGGAGTGGCGCAGACTGTGCGTCGTCTTGTTGGCCCCGCGCACGCCGGCCGCCTTATAGTACGACTTCACGGTCCAGCGGATGGCCGACAGCGACAGCCGGCCGCCGCGCGTGCGCGGCGAGAGCGAGGTAAACAGCGGTCCCGGCTTGTTCCCGCGGACACTCAGCCAATCGTGCAGCGCCGCCTCGGCCTGGGGATGAGTAATCACGATGATCTCGTCCGCCTCCTCCCGGCCTTTGCCTTGCACCTTGAGGACGAGCCGATCGGACTCCGTGCGCAGCTGATCCAGGTTGGCGCGGTGCACCTCGATCGTGCGCGCCGCCGTGTAGGCCATCAGATAGAGGATCGCCCGATCGCGCTTGCCGACCGGGGTCTCCTCGGGCAGGGCCAGCACGCGGCGGATCTCGGCGCTGGTTAGCATCTCGCGCTTGTGTTTGCGGCTGTCGGTGCGCTTGGCGCTTTTGATGCCGGCGGCGGGGTTGTAGGGGATGCGGCGCGCGCCCACGGCCCAGGCGAAAAACGCGCGCAGCCCGGACAGCCAGGTATTGATCGTGGCAGGCTTGAAGGCGGCGCCGCGCAGATCGGCGATCCAATCGCGGATCACATCGTCGGTCAAAGCGGAATAGCCATAGCACCAGTCAAAGAAGTGCTGGGCGCCTTCGGTATAGGTGCGGCGCGAGGCGGCGGAGAGTTCTGCGGTGTTCACGCGCAGGTCGAGCGCGGCGTGCCAGTCGGCGATCAGGGCGCGCAGATCGGCCTGGGCTTCGACGTCACGCTGCGGGGCAATGATGAGGGCGTTTGGCTTGGGCATGGTCAATGGTCTCTAATCAATGTTACAGTCCATTATACAGCGGAAAAAGCACAGGTGTTCTTAAAACTCGTCATCGTCGTCCGAATCGTCCTGGTCTTCATTCCAGCCTGGTTGCTCAAATGGACGTGAAGCCGCTCGTTCCGGCAAAGCCCGCAAGCCGGCGATCTGCTGCTTGTATTCATCCACCACCTTTTCAAGTTCCGCCCGCGTGACGAGATCGGGACTGTACACGTTGATGGGCTTGACCTTGAGCGACTCCGCCGTGGCGCGCGCCACCGCCTCGCTCACGTACCTGATGATGGTGCTCATTTTTTCTCCACCTTCTACTTTTCACTTATTTTCCACATTGCGGGCAGTGCTTACGCCGCCCGTCGATTTCATAGCGGCCGTGTTTCGCGCAGATCTTGGCGATCGAGAAATGCCACGGCGAATTCTTCGTGAGGCGCAGACCGATCGGCTCGCCGGCGATCTCGGTGAGTTGCTGCCCGATGACCAGCTCAATCGCTTTCGTCATGCGCGGCGACACCAGGCGTTTGCCGGCGCACAGCATCGAAGCGTAGGGTTTGCTGACATGCGTCTCCGTGCGCTTAAGCTGCGGCGTCTCGCTCAGAAGGTCGCCAAAGCGTTCCAGGGTCAAGTCCAGCAACTCCAACACGCCTTTAAGCGATTCACAGGTCTTAATCGCCACAACCAGGCTTGTGAACGTTTGTGAACCATCTGGACTATCAGGAAATGTGAACGTAGCGAGTACGCGTTGTGTTCCGCGGGAACGGCGCGAAGACTTGGATTTGGCTTTCTTTGGCACGTCAGCCCCCTTTAGGGCGTTTTAGCGCTTTCGACGCCGCAGCACGCCGGCGCAAGAGCCGGACGAGGTAGGCGAGCAGCTGGAAGAGATACTGAATGTTTCCGTGGCCCTTGCGCAGATCGTCGATGACGGTTTTCAGTGCGGCGATCTCTTCCTCGCTGAGAGTGCTCAGCGTGCCAGTGTCAAGTGGTTTCATGATAGTGATTAGCCTCTCCGCCGCTTACTGTGCCGGGCCGGCTCGTCGCCGGCGGGATGCCGGGCGGCCCAGGCTTCATTCAGTCGATTGCGTACCGCCACCGGCACCCCGGCCCGCAGCATCACATACTCAGCCCAGTTGAGTTGCCGGCGTTTCACGCGGAAATAGAGATCGTCCCCCTCGAGACCGCGGTCCCACAAGACGATACCGTGGCGCCGCAGCAACCACTCGATCCGGATGCCACTCCAGGATGACCCGACATTGAAGTGACTCACTTTTAATTTCGGCGAGTTGTAACCGGATAGATAACTCACGAACTCGACGAACACGCCCAGCGGACCATGCCGCTCGATCGCGCCGGACCAATCGGAATAGCGGGAGCCACTGACGATGCCCTCGATCCGATCGGCGACGTCGATCGCCGAAGCGACGTTCCCCAGCAACTTATCGAAGTTCATACGCCACCTTCTTCGCCAATTTATCGGTAACCATGCGCACATCATTCGCCGCGGCCTGCGACAGATAGCCCTGGCTCTGCAGCCGCTTGGCTAACAGAGTGAAATCAGACGAGCTGATCTCAGCCTTGAACGCCCCGCACACCCCGCGCACGCTGAACTTTCCTAGATCACCTTTACGCTGCTCATCCATCGACCAATCGACCATGCGCTTGACCAGTGGCCAGTCGATGCCATCGGGCGTCTCCGCCGGCGCCGCCGTCAGCGGGCGCAGCACCGTCGCGAACCTCTCCGACGGCAGGCGGTAACACTGGAACTCGGTCATCCGGCCATTGATCATCGTCAGTCCCCTGCCCCGCACGTCGAGACCCACCGCCTGCTTGCCATAGTGATAGTTGCGATAGAGCGTGGCCTGCCCGATATAGGGATCGTCCACGTGCAGGCAGATGCGGGTATGCAGTAGGCTGGCGAACGACGAGCTGATACTCTGCGCCTGCCAGTTGTGCGCCGCCACCAACGTCAGCAAGCCATACTTCCGATACTTGCGCGTGACCGTTTCCAGCACATCCGCAAAGAGCGCGTGCCGAAAGTCGAGGTATTCGTCGATGCCGAACAAGATCGGCGGCATCGGCTCGCTGGTCAGCTGCGTATACTGCGCGCTGTCTTCGGGCGGGATGCCGTCATGCGCCTGAGCATATTGCGTGAAGCATTCCGACCGGCGCGCGACCTCAGCCTCGATCGCGCCGATCATAGCGAGAATACCCGCCTCATCATTGCGCACGTCGACCACGCCCGGCACGCGCAGCCAGGCTTCCCGCTGCCAGGTGTGCGAAGTGTCCGGCTCGGCCAGGTAAACCTGCCAGCCCTGTTGTCCGGCCTGGAACGCCAGCGAGCGCAGCAGCGTGGACTTGCCGCTATCCGGCGCCCCCGCGATCATGATCGAGCGCAGATCCTGCAGCGTGCCGCCGATCTGCTGCCGGCCGTCCGTGCCGATCATCAGCGTGCCCTTGAGCAAGGTCGTGGATAGATCGACCTGCTTGGGCAGCACGCGCTTTTGTGGCAGCAGATCGACCAGGTAGGCAACCATCGTCTCGGCCCGATCGGACGAGAGATGATAGAGTTGGGCGAGGGCCTCCGCCGGCACGCGAAAGACCGGGTACCGCAGCTGCACCTTCAGCAGTTCCAGCGCGCGCGCGTCGAAGTGAGCCAGCGGCACATGATGCAGGGCATTGGGATCGACCACGAGCACCGCGAAGCGCGTCCGCCCCGTCTCTGGCTCGTCCGAGAAATGGACCCAGCTGATGCGGGGCGTGAAGAACGTGCCATCTTTATTCGGATGGCTCAACCGATCATGGAAGCGGAATGCTTCGCGCGCGAGATTGGCAAAGCGCAGCCCATCGGTCTGGAGTTGCGCCGTGAGGGCGCGCTGCTGGTTAGCTTTAACGAGTTCCATCTGCAACCTCTTTGAGAATGAGGTAAGTGCTGACATTGCTATCCTTCACGACGGCCGTCGTGTCTTTCGCCGGCGTCGTCTTGGCGAATACCGCGGTGAGGTGATTGATTTGTTCCTGGTGCCGGCGGACCAGCAGCCACGCCAGGACGACAATGACGACGAGCGACAATAGCCCCTCGGCCAGAAGCAAACGGCTGGCCTGATCGCGCTGGTTATTGAGCATGACGATCGTATGGCCCTGCTCGTAGACCTGCCCACTCAGCCGGGCGGCATTCAACGACTGCTGAGTCGTATTCACCAGTGCCGCCTGCGTCAGATGCGCGGCGAGAGCGAGGGCCTGGGTCATTTTGAATGAGGCCAGCCGCCACTGCTGTTCAGCCTGGGCGTCCAGGGTCTTGGCCTGGCTCTCAAGCCGGGCCGCCTGATCGTACAACGCCTTAGCTTCGCCGGCCGCCTGCTGGGCCTGCTGGGCCACTCCGATCGCCGCCTGATTGGCAGCCAGTTGCGCCGCCTGCGCCAGCAGCTGCTGCGCTCGCTGTTGAGATTGAGCAGCCTGTTGATCCAGACCACTGGCCTGGGCGCGCAGTCCGGCGGCCTGCCCCTGCAATGATCCAGCCTGGTTCGCCGCCTGCTGGGCCTCGGCTTGCAGCTGCGTCGGCGTCGTCGTGTCCTGGGCTAGCGCCGTGCCCGGAAAAAGCAACGCGAGCAATAGGGTGATGCCGAGTAATCGTTTCATGAGACCTCCGCCAAATCCTTTAGAATTTTCTGGCTGCCGGCTTCCAACTCCGGCAGCCAGCCGATTTCGAGACCCCCGAACGCCGCCTCGTCGAAGGCCGGCGTTGACTTTAACTCGCTCACGGCCTGCCTGGCCTCTTTGCCCTGCATGCGCCTGGCCAGCAAGCCGATGCGCCGGGTCTGCTCCTGCTTCAATGCCAGGATCGCCGCCGGGCTCTGCACCTGCGGCGCCGTGAAGTGCGGCTCGAGGGCCGCGCGGGATTCCTGGACCTGCTGCCAACGGGCGGCGGATGGGGCGGCGCGCCGTAACGCCCGATAGGCGTCCAGTTGATAGAGCCATTTCAGCCAACGCGGCAGATCGTCGGAGGCCATGTAGGGCGCGAGCGAATTCTCCGGCTGGAAGATGGTATCGCCCTTCAGGATGATGGTCGTGTCCCCGACCTGCACGGTCTGGGCGCGGTTGCGCGCATAGGTCACGCCGGCGAAGGCGATCAGCACCAGGGCGATGGCGATCCCCGTGATGAGAATTTGCAGTCCGGTCGCCAGGGCGTTGGTCGTCGTGATGTCTTTCTGGATGACGGCTAGTTTCGCCGCATACTCGGCGTTGGTCGTCGTGATGTCTTTCTGGATGACGGCTAGTTTCGCCGCATACTCGGCGTTGAGCGTATTCAGTTCGCCGATGCGCAGGGTCTCGGCTTTGTTGATCTCGATCTGCCGATCGCGCTCGGCGCGCGCGCGGGTCATGATTTCCTTGCGCAGGGCATCATACTTCAGATTCATGGCCGCCCGCGCCGCGTCGGCTTCAGCCTGCAAGGTGACGGCCGTCGCCTGAGCTTGTTTCTCGGGGGCGAAGTTGCCGGCGGCCGAGTTCGCCACCAGCACGATGACGGCGATCAAGATGAGACTCAGAATCAGGGTAATGCTTTTAGTCATGGGTACCTCCTACTCTTCTCCCTGCGTTTTACAGCGTTTCAAACACACCCAAACGCGGCCCGAACACGCCTATTTCGGACGTTCGCCCTAACGCAGAAAACCGCGTTTTTCTCGGGTGTTTGGCGTGTTTTCCGCGTTGGGCGTTTCGGAAATTGCGGGGACCGTCCCCCCCCTATCCGATCTCCGCAACGCGATCAGATAGGTTTCACGCGGATCGGTTAGCATGGCACACCTCACCAGGAGACCGTATCCGTGCGATCGTTCAGCCAGCGCCGGCGGGCGCATTCCGCGGCGTACCGTTGGCCGGTCGCATCGTCATTCCACGGATAGAGGCGCTCCACGGGCGGGGGCGCCGGCGGGAGCGCTGCCGCCTCGACGGTGACGTGCTGCGAATAGTCGTTGATCACGAGACTATTGATCAGGACGACGCGGCCCGTCTGGATCAGTTTTTGTAGATCGTCTAAGTTCATGGGATCCTCCATTTTTCGGGAGACAGGGGAGGATGCTATAATCGCGGCATCCGCTCACTGCCTAGCTCAGTGGTCGGTAGTCACGCCGGTCGGACGTGCCCGATCGGCTGCACCACAAACGTCCACGGCGCATGCTGCTTCTCCCAGTCGGTGCGCGGCTTCAAGCCCTGCCCTGATCCCCGCAGGACCTGCAGCAGCGCACAGCACTCTTCGACGCTGCCCGTCTGGAAGACGTCGCCGGCGAGCACGCGCCCGGCCATCGCTTGCAGTTGGCGGGGCGAGGCGCGTGGAACCCACGGGACGAAGGGGTTGACGGTCGAGCGTTTGGCGGGTGCGCGAGTAGATCTCATTTCATCAGCCTCCGCATATCCGGATCGCGGTTCTCGATGATCCGATTCCGGCCGTCGCTGAGCCGGCTCTGAATCCAGTCCGGCAGCCGATCGGGGTTGGCGTTCATCGCCAGCAGCGTGCCGGCCCGGCGCGCCAGGCCCCACCGATAGCGCTT